CAATGTCTGATCAAACCTTTCCGCTTGATACGATTGCTAAACTGCTCGATTTAACGCCACAGCGCGTTTTGCAGTTGGTAAATCAGGGCGTTATACCAAAAAAAGAACGCGGCAGATATGAACTTGTGCCGGTCGTTCGCGGTTATATTAAATATCTGCGCGAGCGTGGATTGCGTGCTGATGTTAGCGGCGATGATTATAACGCGCATCGCACCCGGTTGACTAAGGTCAAAGCCGACTTAGCCGAAATGGAAAAGGCGCAAGTTGAGGAACAGTTAATACCATCCGCAGACGTTGAGGCCGCTTGGATGGAAGTTGCACAGAATATGAAGCAAAAATTGCTGGCCTTCCCACAGCGCGTTGCGCCAGAAGTCTATGCCGCAGAAAAGTTAGTTGAAGTTAAAAGCATATTAAAAGATCATATTTATGACGCATTACAGGAAATTGCGGATGTCAAAGTCAAAGTCATTAACCCTATCAGGTCATCCGACAGTGGCGAAGATCAGTCAGAAAATACTAGCGGCAATGCAACCGCCGCCAAATCTGGCGATTGACGAATGGGCTGATATATATCGGCGATTGTCGCCAGAGGCTTCGGCTGAACCGGGGTTCTGGTCAACGGATCGCGCGCCTTACCAGCGCGGAATGATGCAAGCGATATCCGACCCGACTATTGAGCGCGTTGTTTTTATGACCGGCGCACAGGTTGGCAAGACGGAAATAATAAACAACGCGGTCGGTTATTACATCGATCAATCGCCATCGCCTATGCTTATCGTTCAGCCCACGCTTGAGATGGCGAAAATGTGGTCTAACGACCGGCTTGCGCCTATGCTCCGGGATACGCCTGTTCTTAAAGGTAAGGTTAATGACGCGCGTTCACGAGATAGCGGCAACACGCTATATCAAAAGTCTTTCCCCGGCGGCTATCTTGCTATCGTTGGCGCGAATAGCGCGGCAGGGCTGGCATCGCGTCCGGTGCGTGCGGTGTTCTTCGATGAGGTGGATAGATATCCACCATCTGCCGGATCAGAAGGCGATCCGATTAATCTAGGTATCGCTAGAACAAAAACATTTACGCACAACCGAAAGATTGTGATGGTTTCCACGCCTACTAATAAAGGCGCATCGCGTATAGAAACCGCGTTCAGTCAAAGCGACCAGCGTTATTATTATGTGCCGTGCCCTGATTGCAATCACAAGCAAACGCTTAAATGGTCAAATGTGCATTGGGCTAAAGACGAACCAGAGACCGCAGAATATATATGCGAAGAATGTGGAAGTGCGTGGGATGACGCAAAGCGTTATCGCGCAGTTAAGGGCGGTGAGTGGCGTGCGTCTGAACCGTTTAGCGGAACTGCTGGCTTTCATTTATCCGGATTATATTCGCCTTGGACACCGCTTGGCGATATAGCCAAAGACTTTGTTTCGGCAAAGATTTTACCTGACACGCTTCGCGTTTTTGTAAATACAACCTTGGCTGAAGTCTGGGAAGAGCAGGGTGAACGCCTTGATGACTATGCGGTTGCGGAACGCGCTGAACAATTTGGCGACCGACTTGATAAGCGTATATTGATGATCACTTGCGGTTGCGATATCCAAGATGATCGCGCCGAAATTGAATCGGTCGGATGGGGGCGCGATGAGGAGAGTTGGTCAATCAGCTATGACATAATATACGGCGATCCATCGACACCGCAGTTCTGGCAAGATGTTGAAAATGTTCTGGTTACTAAATACGAAACCGAAGATGGTCGCATATTACAGCCACGCGCAACTTGCATCGATAGCGGCGGTCACTACACAAAAGCGGTTTATGATTTTGTTAGACCGCGCGAAGGTCGCCGCATTTTTGCCATAAAGGGTATGGCTGGCGAAAGCCGTCCAATCGTATCAAGACCGACCAGAAATAACATCGGAAAGATACGATTATTTACTTTGGGCGTTGACAACATAAAAGAATTGATTTTTTCCAGACTTAGGATACAATCGGAAGGTGCGGGATATTGTCATTTTCCGGCTGATCGCCCAGATGAGTATTTTAAGCAACTGGCATCATCGGAAAAAATTGTCACGAAATTCTCTAAAGGATTTCCGCGCAGGGAATTTGTGAAGACAAGAACGCGCAACGAAGCGTTAGACTGTCGGGTGTATGCGATAGGGGCATTGGCGATTTTGAACACGAACCTTAACACACTGGCAGACCGACAGGCGCACGCGGCAGAAAAGCCGAAGGATAATGCGCCAATTAACCAGCAACCGCGCCGCGCTTATCGGAAGCCCGGCGGTTTTGTTAATGGGTGGCGTTAATGGCGAATCTATTTGATACCGACAATGCACTAACATATGAACCGCATCAAATCGTTGTCGGTGATCGCGTCACTTGGCGCAAAAAGAACTTAGGTGAAGATTATCCCTCTTCAACTTACACGGTTGCTTATGTTTCAAGGGTCTCTTCTGGCGGCGGCACGCACGAATTTACAGTTGCCGGTTCAGCCGATGGCGATGATTATCTATTTACAATCACATCAGTTGTTAGCGCGGATTTTGACGTAGGTCATCACCATTGGCAGTTAGAAATCACACGCACCAGCGATAGCGAACGCATTGTTATTCAAACCGGTTCGTGGGATATTATTACCGATCTTGACAATAATGTTGATCCGCGTTCGCACGCTGAAATAATGCTGGATAAAATTGAGACTGTTTTGCAAGGCCGCGCAGACGCTGACGTTCTGTCTTACTCTATCAATGGTCGTTCACTTTCTAAAATACCAGTGACGGAACTGGTTGAATGGCGTGACTATTATCGCAGTGAAGTTGTAAAACAGCATCGCATTGATCACGTTAAAAACAAACGCGCGCACGCTGGCACGATCAAAGTGAGGTTTTGAAAATGGGACTATTTGATTTTTTCAAGCGCACTGAAGAACCGAAGAAATCGTTTAAGAAGCGTAATTATGCGGCGGCGCGTGCTGGTAGGTTGTTCGGTGATTTTCTGGATAGTGGTAACTCTGCTGATAGCGAGTTGCGATTTACACTTGAAACGATGCGAAACAGATCACGCGAATTGGTGCGTGATAACGAGTTTGCGCGTAGATATGTCAATCTAATGAAGACAAATATCGTTGGCGATAAGGGTTTTCATCTGCAAGTTAAAGCGCGGAATGAGGATGGCAAGCTGGATGCGGCTGGCAATACCATCATCGAAAACGCTTGGAAGCGTTGGGGGCGTTTAGGTGCGCCAACAGCCGATGGCCGGATGTCTTGGTATGACTGTCAGCGTTTAGCGATTGAAACGCTTGTTCGTGATGGCGAAGTATTTGTTAAAAAGCTATCCGGCACAAAATACCGTGATGGATTCGCCATTCAGTTTATCGAAGCTGATATGGTTGACGAAAAGAAAAACGAAACCTTATCTAATGGCAATCAAATCCGAATGGGGATTGAACTTGATAAAGCGCATCGGCCTGTTGCGTATTGGGTTTTAACATCGCATCCGGGCGATAGATTATATCATACAGCACAAGCGCGAAAGCATACGCGCGTGCCGGCAGATGAAATGATCCATCTGTTTATGGCTAATCGCACGCATCAAACACGCGGCGAGCCGTTTATGGTTTCAGCGATGTCAGCGTTAAAGATGTTGCACGCTTATCGTGAGGCTGAAGTTATCGCCGCACGCATACAGGCATCGAAGATGGGGTTCATCAAGACACCATCTGGCGATGACTATGTTGGCGATGGTTATGAAAATGATTTCACGCCTATCATCGATGTTGAACCGGGTTCGTTTCACCAGTTAGGTGCTGGACAGGACATTTCGTTCTTCGATCCTAACCATCCGAATACCGGATATGCGGAATTTGAAGGTGCGATGTTGCGCGGCATATCATCCGGCTTGAATGTTTCCTATGCGGCACTTTCTAACGATTTATCGTCAGTTAATTATTCATCGATCCGTCAGGGTGCGCTTGATGAGCGTGATGGCTATCGCGCGATGCAGATGTTTATGATCGAACACTTTATTGAACCGGTATTCCGCGCTTGGTTGTCTAGCGCGATGGATTTTGGCGGTATTCCGCTTCCATCGAATAAATATGACAAGTTTAGCGATAATGCGATGTTTAGAGGCCGTGGGTGGAACTGGGTTGATCCGCTTAAAGAAATAAATGCGGCAGTTGTTGGGCTAAATAATGGCATCCTGTCTATGCAGGATGTTGCGGCGAATTATGGTCGTGATGTTGAAGAAACATTTAGTCAGATTGCGCGTGATAAAGAATTAGCGGAGCAATTAGGATTATCAATGGCGTTTGAACCTTTTGGAACTAAGATGCCAGCCCCAGCGGAAGTTGATGGTGGTGATGATGGCAACGTATAAAGGCCAAGATATTAATCTAAAGCCGACCGCGACTATGGCAGAAGAGGCTCAACGCGGTCTGGATTGGCGTAAAGAACACGGACGCGGCGGCACTGAAGTAGGTGTTGCGCGTGCGCGTCAGCTAGTTAATCGTCAGGAATTATCGCCTGACACCGTGCGCCGGATGGTTAGTTATTTTGCGCGGCACGAAGTTGATAAAGAAGGCGAAGGATTTTCGCCCGATGAAGATGGATATCCGTCAGCCGGTCGCATCGCGTGGGCGTTGTGGGGCGGTGATGCTGGTAAATCTTGGGCTAATGAAAAGGATCGGGTTATGGATCGCATCGATGATGAAGAGCGTGGATGGGATGAAGAAAGACCATATCCAAACGAACACGCGGCACGCATAAACGAACCAGATCAATATGATGACTTTCGGCGTGAGGCCGATGCTGGCGGTTCTGGCATTGATTTTATCTATGGAATTGTAGATAATACGTCTGAAATACAATCTATCCGCTTCGATGCAGATCGGTACACCGAAGCGGAAGCGCGTGAGTGGCTGGATGACCACGACTTTGAACCGATCAAATTTGAACCAGCCATCGGCGAAAGAGGTGATGATATGGAAAACATCGAAGAAAATATTGTTGAAGACAATGTTGAAGAAGTCACAGAGGATGTGGCTCGCTTTGATCGTTCTGAAATGGTGCAACGCGCCATCGGTATGCAAGACACTGCGATTGATACAGAAAGCCGCACTGTTCGGGTTGGCGTATCATCCGAAGAGCCGGTTAAGCGCAGTTTTGGATTAGAAGTTATTGACCATCGCACAGAAAGTATGAACCTTGAGTTTCTTAACTCTGGTCGTGCGCCTTTGCTGATGGATCACGATATGGAACGTCAAATTGGCGTTGTGGAATCTGTTGAACTTGATGAAAACGCACGCCGTCTGCGTGCGATCGTTCGTTTCGGAAGGGGCGAACTTGCTTCAGAAGTGTTCAACGATGTTGTCGATGGTATTCGGCAAAATATCAGCGTGGGATATCGTTTAGATGGTCGCGTTGAACGTGAAGACGATCCCGATGAGTATTATCGGGTGGCTACTACACCTATGGAAATTTCTATCGTTTCAATTCCGGCAGATCAGTCAAATCTAGTCGGCGTTGGTCGGTCGAGTTCCGAACCCTTAAATGAAACCCTAGAGATCAAAGGAGTTGACGTTATGTCAGAAATCGATCTTGACGCGGTTCGGGCGGAAGCCGCCAAAGCCGCACAAAAAAATGCCAAAGAAATTATGACTTTGGCACGGAAGCACAACAAAGCATCAATGGGTGAAGAAGCCCTTGGTCGTGGTGTTTCCATTGACGAGTTCCGTGGCGAACTGTTGGAAGCTATCGGAAACGAACCGCTAGACACCCCAGCACACGTTGTTGATGCGCCTGTTAAAGAACAGCGTGCTTATTCTCTTGGCAAGATGATCCGCGCACAAGTCACTGGTGACTGGCGTGA